CGCATGGGATCGCCCGACAGGTTGGGGCATGGTTGGAACACTCGAAGAAGCAATCCATATTGCCAAAAATGGCCCAAGCTGGCAGCGCCAAACGTAAGCCGCAGCGCACAAGCGCGTAAGCCATGACTTACAAGCCCGCCCTAATCGGCGGGTTTTTTTGTGTCTGAAATTCAGATAACTGTACAAATAAACAGCAATATGATAGCGTGAGCCTATTACGAAAGCGCTTTCTACAAACAAACAGCTATTAGGTGACAAAATGAAATTATCCGCCCTACGTGAACAACGCGCCGCCAAAGTCGAAGCCATGAAAGCCTTGGTTGACGCTGCCGGCAAAGAAACCCGCAACCTTTCCGCCGATGAATCAAAGCAATTCGACACCCTGAAAGCCGAAGAACGCGCCTTCTCGAAGCAAATCGAGCGTGCCGAATACCTGGCAGACACCGAACGCCGCAGCCATGCCGTGACCGTTTCGGACAATGCGACCGGCGATTACGACAAGCTGGCCGCTGGTGTGTCCGTGGTGAAGGTGATCCGCGCCCAAATGGAAGGCCGCAGCCTCGACGGACTAGAACGTGAGTATGCCCAGGAAGCCGAGCGCCGCAGTGGCCGCAAAGCCGAAGGTGTATTCATTCCAATGCAAGCCCTGGAACAGCGCGCCAACGACACCACAAGCGCATCCGAGCTGGTAGGTACCCAACACCGCCCCGCTGATTACATTGGCGCCCTGCGCAACAAGCTGTTGGCCCGTCAATTAGGCGTGCGTGTTTTAACCGGCCTGCAAGGCAACGTATCAATTCCGAAATCCGGTAGCGGTATGAGCCTTGGCTGGGTAACGGAAGGCGGCGCTGTTCCTGAATCAAACATGGCGTTCGATTCTGTGACCATGACGCCGAAGCACACAGGCGGCAAAACAGAAATGAGCCGGCAGCTAATCCAGCAATCCAGCCCCGGTATCGAGCAGCTGGTACGCGACGACCTGACCGCACTCATTGCGCAACAGATCGACAGCGCAATCTTGAACGGTTCCGGTCTGGCTGGTGAGCCCCAAGGTATTTTGCAGAACGCCGGCATTCAGACCGCGCTGATGCCTACCACATGGGCCGAAGTTCTGGAGCTATCCGAAAAGCTGGAACTGGCCAACCTGGAAGGCACCCGCTTTTTGTCTGCGCCTGGTGTACGCACTCACCTGGCCAGCACTGAGAAAGTGACCGGTTCCGGTTCTGGATTCCTGGCAGACGCCGGCATGATTGATGGCAAGCCGTACGGCGCAACAAATCAGATGCCAGCCGATACCCTGCTGTACGGCGATTTCAGCCAGGTAATGCTTGGTATTTGGTCTGAGATTGACATCCTGGTGAACCCATACGCCGAACCCGCCTACAGCCGAGGCGGCATCCAAGTTCGCGCCATGGCCACATGCGACATTGCCCTGCGCCATGCCGCAGCATTCGTGAAAGCCAGCGGAGCGTAATCATGGAACGGCGAGCCCTTGAAAGCGTCGTCACAAGCAAAGGCCGCACCCTATACGGGTACGCGGCCCGCTTTGACGAACCGACCCAGTTAGGCGGATTTTCTGAAATTATCCGGCCTGGTGCTTTCAAGCGCACGCTGGCCAGTGATACGGCAACCAAAATTCGCGCCATTTACGAACACGATAGCCGCAGCCTATTGGGAAGACTGGGATCAGGTAGTCTGAGACTATCAGAAGATGCCCAGGGGCTTGCTTTCGAGATCGACCTACCAGACACACAGTTAGGCCGTGATTTACCCGTTCTGGTGGCCCGTGGTGACGTTGCCGGCTGTTCCTTTGGCTTCATTGCCCAGGGCGAACAATGGGAAGGCGAAACCCGGCACCTGACCGATGTGGACTTATTCGAGATCACCATAACCGCCGACCCGGCCTATGACACGACCACCGTTCAAGTTAGAGGCAAGCAGCCGCCTGGCCTGACCTTGGCCCGGCTGTACCTGGAGGCGTGCCGATGAAATGGCCGTTTAAGCGAGAACAGCGCAACAATACGCCCGCGTTCGATACCTATTACAGCTCACTGGCGACCGCTGCCGAGTCTGCCGGCGTAATGGTCAACACCGATACCGCCGAGAGTATCAGCGCCGTTTATGCGTGCGTGGCGGCTATCAGCGAAACCGTGGGTAGTCTGCCGCTGAACCTTTACGAGAAAACCGCAACAGGCCGCGAAAAGGCGACCGGCGAACCCTTGTACCGGCTGCTGCATGACGCGCCCAACGATTACCAGACAGCTTTAGAGTTTCGGGAACAACTACAGCGCCATTTGCTGCTGCGTGGCAACGGGTACGCCGAGATCATCCGTGACAGTGCCGGAAGACCCGAAGCATTGCTGCCGGTGCACCCTGACCGCGTGACAATCCTGAAAAATGCCCGCGGTAAATTGCTCTATGACGTGGTAGACGATGGAGGCCATACCAAGCGCCTATTGGGCGACGAAGTGCTGCATATCCGATACCACTCTGATGATGGAATTATCGGACGTTCACCGATTCAGGTAGCCCGAGACACCATTGGATTAGCCCTGGCAGAGCGCACACACGGCGCAAAAATGTTTGAGCAGGGTACCAAGCTATCCGGCGTGATCGAAATGCCACCCGGCACCACCAAAGAGCAGGCCGCACAAATCCGCGATTCGTGGGCAAGTGGGCAGGCCGGTGTCGGCAACCACGGCAAAACGGCTGTATTACCGCAAGGTGGCCAGTTTAAGACCGTGAGCATGACCCTGGAAGATGCCGATTGGATCGCCGCCCGTCGAATGAGTGTGGTTGAAACGGCCCGATTATTCCGCGTGCCGCCTGTGATGATTGGTGACATGGAAGCCGCCAACTATTCCAACGTGGTAGAGCTGGCCCGGTTCTTTGTCACCAACACACTGCGCCGGCACCTGGTCGCATGGGAGCAAGCCATTAACCGTGTGCTCATCAATGACCCGGCCCGGTTCTTTGTGGAGCACAACGTGGAAGGCCTATTACGTGGCGACAGCCTGACCCGCGCCCAGTTCTATGAGCGTGCCATTACTGACGGTTGGATGCTGAGAAGCGAAGCCAGGAGATTAGAGAACCTACCCACCATCAAGGGCGTGGACGATGTACGAACCCAAGAAGCGAACACTACCACTCAATAGCGCCGCATGGCGTCGTCTGCGTGAGCAAGTGCTGGCAGATGAGCCGCTGTGTGCCGACTGCCGGCTGATGGGCTATGTAACCCCAGCCAATCAGGTGGATCACATCGTTGACAGCCGCGCCGACTATGACGACGACAACAGCCGCCACAACTTGCAGAGCCTTTGCACACCATGCCATAGCCGAAAGACTGCCGTTAGCATGGGCAAAGCATCAAGTGCCGGCTGTGACGTTCGAGGACGCCCTCTCGACGCAAACCACCATTGGAATCACTAGGAACTGAAACGGCAAAAACCGCTGATTCAGTCCTTTTTTATTGGTAACACCTATGAAACCAACACCCAAAAGAGACAGAGCCGACAGCGCCAAAGCTGCCGTGACCGCGATTCAATCCGCAGCCCTTGGCCCGATTGCGCCGCCCAAGTTCGTCACCGTTCGCAAGCAAGACCGGCCCCTATGGAATGCCATTGTTATGGCCCGCCCGCGTGACACCTGGAACGATGCCGATTTAATTTTAGCCAGCCACCTGGCAAGAGCCTACGGCGATATGGCACACATCGAATCACACATCGACCGCAATGGAATGGTTGTGGGTGGCACGACTAACCCCGCTTGCGCCCTGCTGGACAAGGCCACCCGCCGCGCCCTGGCACTGGCCCGGCAACTCAAGGTTGATGCAGTTAGCACCGTTGGCAAATCCCGCGACATTCGCAACGGTTCCGAACTGGAAACCCGCGCCCGTGATGCCTTGCAGGATGATGAATTGATTCCGAGAACGATGCAGTGACCAGAGGCGAAAAGGCGTGCCGGTTTATAACCCGCTACTGCGTGACGCCGGAAGGTGCCGGAGTGGGCAGGCCGCTAGAGTTGGCACCGTTTCAGGTTGATTTCATCAAAGCCATTTACGACAACCCCAAAGGCACCCGCCGCGCCATTTTGTCGCTGGCCAGGAAGAACGGAAAAACCGCCCTGATTGCTGCCATTCTGCTGGTGCACCTGGTGGGCCCCGAAGCAAAACAAAACGCTCAACTGGTATCCGGTGCCATGAGCCGTGACCAAGCCGCCCTCGTTTTTAACCTGGCGGCGAAGATGGTTCGACTATCCCCCGAGCTTTCCGGCCTGGTGCGCATTATGCCCAGCGGTAAACGGCTGATGGGCTTGCCATTGAATACCGAGTTCCGAGCACTGGCTGCTGATGGGAAAACCGCCCACGGCCTGAGCCCGGTGCTGGCGATTCTGGACGAAGTTGGCCAGGTACGCGGCCCGCAATCGGATTTTGTGGACGCCATTACCACAAGCCAGGGCGCACACGACAGCCCGCTGCTGATTACCATATCCACCCAGGCGGCGAACGATGCCGACTTACTGAGCCAATGGATCGACGACGCTCAACGCTCCAAAGATCCGCGCACCGTCTGCCATGTTTACGCCGCACCGAAAGGTTGCGACCTGATGGACACGGAAGCGTGGGAAGCGGCCAATCCTGCACTGGGAATATTCCGCAGCCTGGACGACTTAACCGAACAAATGGCCCGCGCCGAAAGAATGCCCAGCATGAGCAACACCGCCCGAAACTTGCTACTCAATCAGCGTGTGAGCCTCGACAGCCCGTTTATATCGCCTGACGTTTGGGAGAGTTGCAGCGCCGAGCCGCTGCCGTTTGATGGGCCCGTGTATGCCGGCCTCGACCTATCGGCCCGCACTGACCTGACCGCCCTGGCTATCGTGGGCAAAGTGCAAGGCGTGTGGCAGGTACAAGCGCACTTCTGGACACCCGAGCAAGGGCTATTCGATCGGGCAAAGACCGACCGCGCACCCTATGACGTGTGGGCAGCGCAAGGTTATTTGACGACAACCCCAGGCGCGACCGTGGATTACGAAGTGGTGGCGCTGGATATGGCCGAAATATTGGCCGACCTGGACGTGGTAGCCGTGGCCTTTGACCGCTGGCGCATGGATATTCTGAGCAAAGAGCTGGAAAGGTTGGGGCTGGATTTGCCGTTGGTGCCACATGGCCAGGGCTTTAAAGATATGGCCCCGGCACTGGATCACCTGGAGGCCGAGCTGCTGAACGCCCGCATGGCTCACGGCAACAACCCAGTGCTGACCATGTGCGCAGCCAATGCCGTGGCCACCAAAGACCCAGCCGGCAGCCGCAAGCTCGACAAGTCGCGCCGCACAGGACGCATTGATGGTATTCAAGCCCTTGCCATGGCCATGGGTGCCGCCCAATCCGCAGCCGATCCGGTAGAAATCAACACAGAGGTATTTTTTGCATGAGCCTACAGCTGAGAGACATTAAGCAGCATTTACGCATCGAAGATAATTCTGTTGATGAAGATGTTTTGATCGAAACATATTGGCAAGCCGCGCAAGAACACGTTGTTAAGTATCTAGGCAACGATTTCCCCGACCCAATGCCAAAGACAATCGAGGCCGCCATTCTGCTGCTGACCGCTGACCTGTTTGAAAACAGGGAACGGCAAAGTGCCGAGGTGCTGTACAAAAACCACACCTATCAGATTTTGCTTAACCCGTACCGTTCTGCCGAAGTGTTTTGATGTTCCGCGCCCTGAGCGGCCCGAGAGGGTAATCAGGGGAAGGATTACACGGGCAGTGCCTTCACATAAAAAAACCCCGTGAACGTGTACGGCTTTCACCTTTAGGATTTCCAGAGCCGGTGACACGTAAGCCCGACAGAGCGAGTCTGAACGGGCACCCGGCCCCGCCTGCGTGATGCTGTGCGGGGCTTTTTTGTTTGGGCATGCCCCAGCCGATAGCCAAAACCTACAAAATCACGCCCCGCTATATCTACTTACCGCCGACCTTTAACGATAGATTAGCCGCTGACCACCTAAAGCGAGCCGCTATGTTTATTCGCGCCTACCTGCGAGCAAGTACCACCGAACAAAACGCCACACGCGCCGCTGAGCAGCTTAAAGCGTTCTGTGCTGACCGTGGGCAAAGGATCGCCGCAACCTACGCAGAGAACGCCAGCGGAGCCACCGCAGACCGGCCCGAATTGCGCTGCCTGCTGAGTGACTGCCAAGCCGGTGATGTGCTGCTGGTTGAATCCGTGGATAGGCTCACCCGCTTACCGCGTGCGGCGTGGGAGCTGCTACGCGCTGAAATCCGCAGCCGTGGCGTGTGCATTGTTGCCGCTGACCTGCCGACCACCCACCAAGTCCTGACCGGCGCTAATGA